TAATTGCTTGTAGAAGAAGCACCGTTAATACTTAACCCAGCCGCACGATTGGCATTTGAAGCACTAGACCAAGACCCTGTTGCTGTACCTGAAGTAAATGTTGTGCCAGCAACAACCCAAAAATAAAGAGACAAAGCGTTGGCGTTTGAGTTTGCAAAAGCACCTGTTGCGTCAGCAGGGAATTGGATTGTTTTGTATTCCCAAGTTGCAGAAGCATTGATTGTAAATGTTTTTGTTACTTGGCGGCTGTTTGTGCTGTCGTAAAGTTCAGCAACATAGGTACCTGTTTGAAATGCTTTAACCCAAAAAGACAAAGTAAAAGGTTTGGCACTAGAGGTTCCTTTAGCAAATTGTTGAAGGTTTTGTCCTTCAATGTTTTGTCCCCAAATTAGATAGGAACTAGCAGATAACGAAGCATTGGCTGTTGTGCATTCTAACTTTAGTGAGTTACCAAATCCAGGTGGGGCATCGGTGGATTGTGATTCTGTCCATGTCCCTGTTGTGCCAAAAGCAGATGTATAACGGTCAACAGTTCTGTATGTTTCACCGCTTGTAAGGCTTGCTACCGAAGTGTTGCGTTGGGCTATGCGCATATCCCCGTTAATCAAAACATTACGGAACCCCAAACCCGCAGGCAACAACGCAGACGAACCAAGCGAAGAAGAAATAGCCATCAGATAGTGCGGTCCCAACCCGTAATAGTCACAGTCACCTTAGAAGCCGTATCCGACAATCCTTGCACAGTCTCAGCAGCCTCCAACACCAAACCAGTATCCAACACAATCGTGTCGTAACCAGCAATCGGCAAGTTATATGTGAAGCAGTTAGCCGCAGTAGCCGCAGTACCACGAGCAAGTGTTATCAACCTGTCCACCCCGTCCGTGTTGCAAATCACAATCTGCTTAATTGTTTACTGATGCGACGCAGGCACCGTAAACAAAGTCGTCGTTGTAGTACCCACCTGTGTAGGTACAGCCAACATTTTCGGGAATACATCACCACTAGCCATTAGAACTCCATGTTCATCATTGTGTAAGTCATTAGATTACTTGTTGTTTGAGTCGGTGCAGACGCTCCTGTGGCTCCTGTGTCTCCCTTTGGTCCGTTGGCACCTGTAGGTCCTGTCACTGTGGATGCTGCACCTGTCGCTCCTGTAGGACCCGTTGGTCCCGTAGCCCCGTTAGTACCTGCTGCACCTGTCGGACCTGTCGGTCCTGTGGCTCCGTCAACACCAATGATGCCGTTCGTACCAGCAGGACCAGTCGGACCCGTAGGTCCAGTCACCGTTGATGCGGCTCCTGCTGCGCCTGTGGGTCCAGTCGGACCAGTCGGACCAGTAACCGTAGAGGCTGCGCCCACAGAACCCGTAGCACCTGTTGGACCAGTAGGTCCCGTTACTGTGCTTGCTGCTCCCACTGCACCTGTTGGTCCAGTCGGACCCGTAACGGTAGACGCTGCGCCTGTAGCCCCAGTAGGTCCAGTGGGTCCCGTGACTGTAGATGGTGCGCCAGTGGCTCCAGTCGGTCCTGTGACACCTTGCGCCCCTGTAGGACCCGTCACCGTAGAAGCAGCACCAGTAGGACCAGTAGGTCCAGTTACGGTAGAGGCTGCACCAGTTGCTCCAGTTGGTCCTGTGACGGTACTAGCCGCTCCCGTAGGTCCAGTTGGACCTGTAGGTCCAGTGACACCTTGAATACCTTGTGAGCCTGTAGGACCAGTAACACCTTGCGCCCCAGTTGGACCTGTCGGTCCAGTCGGACCAGTAACACCCTGTGCTCCAGTTGGACCAGTAGGTCCTGTTACACCCTGAATACCCTGTGGACCTGTTGGTCCTGTAGCACCCAACGGTCCAGACTGTGAAGTAGAAACAACCGTGACAGTTCCTGAAGTAATCAACCCTACGGTTTCAGTTGCCCTTGTAACAATGATGTTAGTTGTAGCCATTGCTACCTCGTCACATCAGCAAGAACCGTGACTGTGCCCGCTAGGATAGTAGAGACAACACCTGAAGCGGTTTCCTGCAAATCCCAGAAGTAAAGCCCAGCCGACAAAGCAGCCGAAGAAGTAGAAGACAATACACAAGTAACTTCCCCCGCAGCACCAGAAGTCACAGTACAAGTGAACGAAGCCTTAACAGTGGTGGAGTCCTGCTGAGTACGAATCTGAGATGCGTAGGTGCGACCTGTGATATTAACAGGTGTAGACCCATCAGTCGTGATGGTCACAACGAGGGTTTCTGTATCACCACGAGTGATAATTAGGTCTTGGTCAGCGGGTTGAGCCATACAGCAAAGATTGTAGCACTAAAGAGGTGCTGGCGTTCCTTCAATTTGGTGGCGTGAAGTAGCCAGTTGTTCAACAGCATGACAGCCGTCAATCGTTTTAGGTTGCAAACCTTCTTTGCGGAGACGCTTATATGCAGGCATGTCTTTCTGCCAGTTCTTTTCACGCTGGTTAATGTGGGCTACTGATTCACCTTTGGTGGTGGTGGAGTTAGACCCCATCTGAACCCCCGCTACTCGGCATCCGAAACAACCCTCAACATCCAAACTTGGATGTGTTTCCCTATGCTTCAATGTAGTCTCCGTATCCCGCAGCCCGCAGGTCTGCTTCTTCTTGTGCTGTGATTGTGTGGATGTGACCACCGTGGTAGGTGATAGCAATATCTTCAGGGTAGGCAGGTTGATATTCCGTGAATGAACCGTTTGTTAGTTTGAACACATTGCGTCCACGGGCACCTGGTCTTAAGACAGCCAAGATACCTCTGTCCCCTGGTAGTGCCCAGTTCACAAGATTATCTGTGGGCGGTTTGAAGGTAGTCATGTCTTAAGAATAGCAAAAGCCCCCACCTTTCGGCAGGGGCTTTAGCAATTCCTTGTCGGGAATTAAGCGTTGTTGTCACCGATGCTTGAAGCAGATTCAATACGACGCAGTGCTTCCTGACGGAATACTGAGTAACCTACGAAGTGCTTCCAACCAACTGGACGGAAACGCTGCAAGAGGTCTTGGATTGTTCCGTACACGATTGTTGGCTGTGAACCGTACTCGCCACCCATAGATACAGCCTTGGCAAGAGCCTGCTGTCCCATGATGAGGGTTCCGTATGAGTCACCAGTACCAGCGGCACCTGCACCGTTGAAAGCGTTAGTGAACAGAGGCGCACGAGGCGACTCCATAAAGCGAACGCCTTCAAACATACCAATTTCACCGTTGTAAAGAGGCATTGCGTTGGTGTACTTGTATGAGTCACGCCAACCTGATGCGTCTGTAATACCACGAAGGTCGTACGAAACATCTGGGTGGATGAAACCGACATAGTTGCCACCGATTGTTGGAACATTTGCTCCACGCAATGCTGCAACAGCACGGCGAATGTCCTTAGCAACAAGTGTCTGGTCTGTCTTCATTGTCAAACGAGTGGTAGCAGTTTGTGCGCCACCCGTTGCGTAAATAACATTTGTACCAGCCTGGAGAGCGTTACGAGCGATGGTGTCAATTGACAAACCAGCGTTGTAACCAACAGCGTTAGCGGCTACTGGGTCTACAGGGAGGAAAGACGATGCACGCAATTTAGCGGTTGTTACCGTTGCGTTACCGTATTCATTGAGGGTCACAGTAACCTGGCTGTCGCTCATTGCGACTGGGGTTACATCTTCTGCTTCACCAAGAGCAGTTGTAGCTGCTGCAAGGTCTGCGAAGACTGTGAACTTGACGGATGCACCTGGGTTAGTTGCGTTTGTTGCTTGAACATCTGCGAACTGGTCAAAGTACATTTCTGGACGAAGGGCAAAGTATGCCAACTTCTCAAAGGCAACCTGGTCTACAGAGAGAGCAGATGTACCTGTTGTTGCTGCGAAAATATCAGCCATTTTGGGTTTTCCTTTTGGGGATTGAGGGTTTAGTTGTTAACCAAGGTTGACACCTTGGGCTTGTGCCTCTGCAAAAATCTCTGAAACTTCTTCTGCTGACGATGCGTCCTTGATTCGTTTAATCCAAGACGGTCCTTCAGATGCAGTCTCGGCTCCAGCGGCAATCCTGTTGGACTGCTGCCATGCTGCCTTGTCTGGGTCTACCTGGACAGGTTGGGGTGTAATCAGTTGTGCTTCTTCTGCGGCTGCCCTGATTGCTTCTGGAGTTAGGTCACCGTCGTAGCCTTTAACGAAATACTTGGCTTGTGGTGAAGCGGGGTCTATCCCTGCTTTTGCAAAAGCCAACTCTCGTTGGGTTACTGCGAACTCTGCAACTTGTTTGCGTAGTTCTTTGGCTTCCTTTTCCAGTTGCTTCATCCTTGCACGAACTGGGTTCGTTTCAGATGCTGGCTGGTCGTAGTCGTCTTCGTTGAAATCATCTTCAAAGTTTGACATATGGCACTCTCCTTAAGTCCACATCACAACGGAGGGCTGTGATGGCTACATATTTACACCCCGTTTTACAATCGCTAACTAGGGGGGCTGTTAGCAATGTCTCCCCATCGGGGTCAAGACTTAAGTTAGCACATTGTTTTGTGTTGTGCTACTGCCCTACTGTGCCTAAACCTATGTTGCCTGTTTGACTGGCAAGGAGTGAACCACCTTGCTGGAACTCTGCGGTGCGTTTGCGTTTACGACTAGCAATTGCTTGGCGAGCGGCAGCGTTAGTGCCAAAGGTGCCAGAGATTTGTTCTGCTTGGCTGATGGCTTGTTGACCTGATGCTGCTTCAGCAGTAGTGGTAGCAAACAGTTGTTGTTGTTCTTGGATTTGTGTGAACCCAGTTTGAGCCGTTTCTCCTGTAACACCTTGTGCTGCTAGTTCTTCTGCTGTCCCTATGCCAAGTTGGATACCTGCTTGTGTTTGA